CAAGGGGCCCGCACGCAGTGCAACATACACCCATCCCGAACTGGGATGAATATATACTCACAGGTGCTCCAGTAGCCTGAGAGAGAAAGGAGGTTGGCCTATCAATTCTCGGACCCGCGAAATACGCCCTTCTTCGGGTGTTGCTCGCGAGCATATCGAGAATCGAAATGACGTTTATGGAGTAAAATCCACAACCGTTATTTCTGATTCGTCAACCTCCTGGGGTATCTCAGGGACAGAGGTTACTCTGTCGGAGGGACATCCCTTTAGGCGTAAGCCTTCTGGTTTGTCCGACGTTGGGGGCGATTTCACTAACGTGAAGCGCTATGTGGAAGGTAGCATTGCTACTAAATCCACAAGTGCCTCACAAGAAATCGTCCATCAGGGTCCTGGTGGTGTCAATGTGGATCAGTATAGATCTTATACTGGTCCTATTGCCGCCATTGGGCCTGATGCTGCATCGGGACAGTGGCCGTGGCCTCCTTCTGCACAAAGCACTGATAGTGCTTTGAATGCTTTGGGAACCACTGCTATTGCTCAATGCAAGCCTGACAACGCTATCGCATCTGCGGGCTCCGCCCTAGGTGAGATCTTTACAGGTGGGTTACCCCATCTGGCAGGATCCACTTTCTGGCGTTCGAAGGTCGACACCGCGCGCAAAGCGGGTGACGAATACTTGAACGCTCAGTTTGGGTGGCTGCCTCTAGTTTCCGATATTGGCGATTTTGCCAAAGCGGTGCGAAACTTTGATGCTGTTCTAAAACAGTATGAAAGAGACGCTGGGAGGCAGGTGCGTCGCAGGTACGAATTCCCTACTGAAACGACTGAAGAAGAAGTCGTCATTCCTAATGCACCCGGTTGGGTGATAGGGTCTGGCGGCAACGTTCAGCAGTCGTATGGGACTCGAGTTATTCACAAAAGCGTTGTGAAGAAGAGATGGTTCAGTGGGGCGTTTACCTATCATCTGCCATCCGGTTATGACAGCCGGAATGAGCTTGATAGGCTTCGCCTCTTTGCCAATCGAATTGGCCTGAATGTCTCTCCCAATACACTTTGGGAACTCGCTCCCTGGAGCTGGGCTGTTGACTGGTTCTCGAACGCTGGAGATGTAATTTCCAACGTTCAGAGCTTTGAACTCGACGGCTCGGTTATGGTGTATGGGTACATGATGGAACATACAGTTTCGTCACATACCTATACTAATCAAGGAGGTCGGGATATTAACAACCGACCCTTTGATTTCCAACCGGTTACCTTGGTCACTGAGACTAAGGTGAGACGAGGAGCCAACCCCTATGGGTTTGGAATTACCTGGGAGGCTTTGTCTCCCTTCCAGGTTTCCATATTGACGGCTCTTGGGTTAACCAAGGGTCGCCGGTAGTCTGTAAAAGCACTACGTTAAAACACCACAGGAGTGATGCCTATGTCGTTCGCAGATCCGCAGTCCGTCACAATCTCGGGTACGGCGATCAGTCTGCCCCGTGTCACCACGGGACGGCTGTCGTCAGAGTACACGAGTGCGGACGGGCTGGTGACGCTGAAGGCTTCGAGTTCCGTTGGGAACCGAATCCGTCGCGTCCTGCGGCTCGACCACAGCAAGGTGGCCGCGGACGTGTTCCAGCCGGATAGGAACGTCATCAGGAGCATGTCTTGCTACCTGGTGTTCGACCTACCGGCAGTTGGATACACGAACGCGGACGCACTCGCCGTCTACGCTGGCCTTAAGGGCCAGATGACGGCGAGCTCAGACGCGCTCATCACCAAGTTGCTTGGCGGTGAGTCCTAGGAGTTCTCATTGAGAACTCTATGGGTCGGTCTGAGGTCCTCGCTGCGGTGGTTTCGTTCTTTGGAAGTGGATTTATCCATTTCCTTCGAAGGAATTCCCCTCGCAGGGGATTCCAAGTACGACTCTACATACCTCTCGACCAACAGGAGATCACAAGACTCTATTGGAGTGTGCAAAACACACCGATGGAGCTCGTGTTCCGCCTCAAGGTCGGGAAGTCACTGTTCGTCGTCACTTCGAAACCGCGGACATAGGGCTTAACAGCCCTAGTGATATAGGCTATGGAGTTAACACCTCTATTTAAGGAGGGCTAACTGAAAAGCCTGATGTCACTCTGG